AGATTTCCTGCTAAGAAAACTTGTGAACCTTTTTTAAGATACTTTCCACAAACTTCAGCAAGCTTCCCCCAAACAACAACATTATGCCACTGGGTTTTTTCTTGCTTTTGGCCATCTTTATCTGTCCATTTTTCGGACGTAGCCACACTCAATCGGCAAACAGTGTCACCACTATTGACCGTTTTAATCTCTGGATCTTTTCCAAGTCTTCCAATTAATTCTGCTCTGTTCACGCCGCTATCTCCATTATTTCCCTAAGTTTAATAACCATTTCATCAATTTGACTTACACATTTAGGCACTTCTTTTGCCAAAGCTGCGATTAACTTCTCATCTCTTTCAACTGTAATTTCAAAGCCTGGTAATTCAGGATGATAAGAACCAAAAACCCATGATTCAAAACCTGTCACCCAAAGAGAGAACTGAACTTGCATTTTGTATTTATCAGGCATTTCGCTACTTGCTAAATAAGCCAAATGTGTGTGAGCTTCTGGGCACTTCAATTCAAGACCAATGCTTTTTTCTAGGTCTATTCCATCCGGCGAGCACCCATAACCAAGCCCTGAATTAACAAAGCCACAAGCTTTAAAATTATGATTGCCCGTGAAATTGAAATACTCCAAAGCTTCAGACTCAAGATCAAGACCACGCTCCATTGCAAAAGATTGAAAACTAATGTCTGGCCTTCCTAAAATAACTTCAGCTACAGCCCTGCTTACAAGGTCACTTGATTGAGAGGATAGCTTGCCCGTTTTTGTTATTATTTTATCTGAAGTGCTGGCCGTAATCTTCCCTAATCGGTCAAGAGTCCATCCTTCAGTGCCATGCGCGTGTTTTGATATAGTGAAGCTCATAACTTAGCCTTCTTTTGCTTAAGAGCTACAATTGCCCGTTTAGCATCAAAACTTGTCATTGCTTCAAGACTTTCAACTTTCATGAAGCCTAAGAACTTTCCAAGGTCAGTTTTAGTTTCTTCAATAAGTGCTTTGATTTGATTTAATTGCATTTCGTCAATGGCTTGTGTGTCTTCACCCCTGGCATCGTTGTCTTCACCGCCTGTTACTATCCCAAGAGCATTTTCTAAAGCGGCTCTTTTTGCATAAGTAATAGATGATTTAGCCTGTTGGCTTCGATTCATACGTTCGTCATTATGAATTGGATTAAAGAAATAATTAAACTCTTTTGAATGCCCTGACTCATGAGAAATGATTGTTACTAGATTATTTTCATTTGGTGATTCTGTTTTTCTAATATCAAAGGCATAAGACAAGCCCCACTTCTGAGTGATCGGGTTAATTATTTTCGTAATTTCTTCTATTGGAGAGTATTTGTAATCAACGCTTTTAAAGTTCACTCTTTTTGACTTTGGGATTGAAGGGCAATCACCTTGGAAGCCAGCCATTGCATTCATGAATGCCATTTTTGATTGGCGCTCCTCCATTTTGAACTGCAAATCAATATAACGCTCTAGTTTATCTAGGTCGATATCCTTTCTTTGAACTATCTCAAGCAATGCAGCTTGAATATTTACAGGCTGACTCTCTTCTTTCTTCTCTGGTAAATTACTCACGAAACACCACCCTCTTGATTCAATGTTAAATTAGATATACTTATAAAGCGCGGCCCCCGGGATTCAGCCCCCGAAGACCGCTCATCCACCATCCAGTCGAAAGGAAAAATGATGGACTTTAAATTTGTTGATAAACTTTTTGATTTAATTGAGTCGGATACAAAACTTATGATGGCATCTTGGATAATATTTTCTTTTACTCTGCCTTTCTTGCTATACAATTGGTGGCCATATTCTTGGCTTACATTTCCAATTTTAGTTTTTCTTGGCGCTTTGACACGAATGTTATTTAGACTTTTCGTTAACCCATACTTTGAAGGCAAAAAAATTATTAAATTTGCTGAAAAGAACAGTGATATTTTGATTTCAGAACTCGAAGCCCTTTCTCCAGAAGCAAAAAGTATTCTTAAAAGTTCTTTATTAGTCTCTGTAAAGCATTGCTCTAGGCTTGTGAATGGATCAAGTACTACACTTATAAATTCTGATAAATATTCTCTAGAGATAAGAAATTTTCTTACACGAAATAAATTTGTCACTATTTGGGCAAAAGGGTATACGATTCCATTAGAAAACCTTGAATTACTCTGTAAACATTTAAAAATTCCAATTGAATAATGTTTCACCCTGTATTCCTTTCAAATTTTGGGCGCAAAAACCCATTACACTTGTAAAAGTGTTCAATTCTGCTTATTAATTGAGCTAATAATTAGACGGCCTCATCGGACAGGACAAAGCCGTCTTTTCTCATTTCTTCCATGAGGATGCTCGCAAGCATTCCTCTAGGCTCGCTATCATATTGATTTCTAGCAAGCCTTGAGGCTGTTCGAACTCCTACATTTCTTTCTATTAAGCGAGCAATGGCCTTATTCATTCCTATTGCCTGAGCCCAGTTATACGTTTTTTGCTTAAGTGCTTTGCTCTTCATACCCTCAAAGTACCCTAATTAGTTCGTGCAATCAAGCTGATTAGTAACTTTTTGGTCGTTTTTTATGAACTATAAATTCGTATAATGTAACTAATGGATAATACATTGTTTTTAAAAGATAACCTAAAACGACGAAGAAAGAATGCTGACCTTACTCAGGCTGAATTAGCTGAAATTGTCGATATATCAGTACGTGGCTATCAAAAATACGAACAAGGCATCTCCACACCAAGCCCAGAGAAATTATCCTCTCTAGCTAGGGCTCTTAAATGTGAGGTGTCTGATCTATATGAAAACCCAAATAAGCATTTAGAGGTTCGTGAAGGTGCCACAACCTATGGTGAACCTAAAGACATAGCCAAGCAACTCGCCAATATTGAGGCCCTTATAAAAAACAACCAAGAGGCTAAGTCTGTTCAGAGTTATGAGGCACAAATCGAAAAAATGAAAAATACTATCAAGGACTTACAGGCTGAAATTAAATTAATTCGTAGTTATGATCATCTTGCTGATATTAACCCGAAACTTCCAACAATATTTCGGCAGTTAGAAGAGTTTCAAAAAATTCAGATTAAGCTTAATGAGGCTGATGCTAAAAAAGAGAAAAAGGAAAAAGACGTCGTCCTAGATAAAGTCTACAAACTTTTAAAAGTGAATTAATCATTCCCACCGTCTCGATCCAATAAACTGTTTTGAATATTTTGTAAAAATTCATCTGGGCTAGGAAAAGCTGTTTTAAAAGCTTTCAATGTATAATAAAAATTATCAGCAACTTTTTTTAGTTCCTCAACCTCCATTTTATAAATGACATCTGGGTCATTAAAAATACGTATCTTAAGGTTATTTTTACGAAAAGCTTGACGAAGCTCTTCTGCACAATTTTGAAGATAATGCACTAAAATCACTCGCTCATTGACACATAGCATTTAATATCCTACACATTCGATAGTTGTTGTTTGTTTATCAATATCTCACATTACTGTGAGAAACAAGGGATGTTTGGTATCGAATTAAATGCATTGAAAAGTTTAGAGTATTTAAGGGAAAGGTTTCCACGGAAATTTATTCAAAATTATAACTTAGATACCATAGATAAGAGCGTTGAGAACAATATTCTACTCTTTGCAGAGGTTTACAATAAGTATGATCCAAATCTTTCCCTAATTGATAATGAAGTGAAGATGGCTCTTTACTTTATGAAAATTTCTAATCATTATTCACATGTAAATATTTCAAACCTTATGAGACGTTCCAACAACAATGTTTTTGAAATTTATGACTTTGAGTTCAATCAGCTCTATCGGTCAGCGTCATTTATGATGTTTGAGACTTACGACATTGTTGAGCTAATGACTAACTCAAATTTTATGCTCTATGACCGTGAGCCCGTTTATGCACCCTCTATACAGAATAAAATTGCTGAATGTGTTGAACACGAAAAACTTGTAAAGTTTGATATTCCAAAGCACCCCGTGTGGGAAAAATATGGCGATGCTAACTTAAACTATTTTTGGGAAATGGACTTAGGCTATTGCTGCCCTATTTACAAGAGGTCTATTAATTCTGATAAAGAAGAAATGTCAGGCGTCTTTATATCACATACCACTGAGCAAATATTCAAACCGATTCACAATAAACTTCAACTGACTGAAGATGTAAGTCTATAGTTTCAACAACAAGCTTAAGGTTAAGATCACTTTTATCAAGCGTCATATATTCTACACCAACACCATGCTTTGTGACCTTTTCGCTTTGAATTAATGACTGCATCCCAAATTTTCTACATAGATTATGCACACCGTTTTCTTTGAGTGGCATTCCAACTAACAACTCAACATCTTCGCCCAAAAATTTATCAAAACACAATGACAGCAGTAAATGTCCGACTCTAGATCGCTTTCCTCTCCGAAATTTTTGATTAGATAATAAGTACCTCAATGCTTGTACCTTAGAGCTCGGAAGATTTGGGAACCCTTCAAAATATGAACATTCTTTTACTGAGATTAACCTTCTATCAAAGTTATTTATTAAAACTATTCCCGCAATTTCATCTTCTGAGCGGAGAATAAGAATCTCATTAGAAAATATAAAGTGGTCTGAGAAATTAGTATTAATGCCATTTAATTTTTGTTTCTCAAATTCTTTTTGCCAATTATCTTTCCAAAAGAGGTATACCTCATCAGCCTCTTTTGCACTTAAGCTACTGGGCTTTCGGAAGTAGGCTCTGAACATAATCTGTGATTCCATTTAAAAAGTTTTCGTAATTATCGAAAGACTGATTCATTGCTGTAATTGCCACTTCTTTATTCTTCTCACTCATATGCTCAAGGGCCTGAATGCCACAATCAGCATGGTCTTGATCAACCTCAGCATGAAGAGTCAAAAAGCTTGCTGGAATGTTCTTAGAATGATTATTTGAAGTTTCAACATTGAAAGACTTCATAACTTTTTCACTTATCCAAGGTGCATAAACTTTTGAAATATTCTCAAGTGCAAAGGCATAACCATACATAGCACCTGGATCATTCTCGATATACTGATCAACGTAAGAGTACATTCCTTTTGTACTTTCCAACTCAGGCGCATCAGAAGCATCCAAACCAAAGAATTTAGCATCCCTGTGTGCAAACATTTCGTGACCAAGTTCCTCTTTATAATGTTTCTGCATTTCTGTTTTTAAATGCCCAACAGGGAGAGCCTCACTAGTTTTTTTTATTAAAGGGGCTGAGTGGCAAACATACTTATAGGTTTGAGCACACCAATTAGAGTAGGTGTGCCTACAACTCCAATCAAACTTCATTATAGTAGACTCAACCCTCTTTAAACGTTCATTTATCATCTCTTCAAATACTGATTTATTCATAACGTACCTCCTCAGCAAGTGTTCAGCTTATAAAGAATTACATCAAGTCCAGAATAAATTAGATTTTGTTTATTTGCATTTCGGGGCCGTAAATTAACAGATTAAGACTTTTGGCTTAGATTGCCGTTTAGTTCTCCCAATTTGTACAAAAACCATTTTTTACTTTTGCTATTCAAATTATATTTGTTTATAATTAAGTTTGTTCTAAATTTTATTTTTCACAAAATATCCAACCATACAAGAGAGATAAATATGAATAAATTAACAATATCTTTAGCTCTATGTTTCATTGTGAGTGGCTGTGCATCTACAAATAGTATTACGGCTTACCATAAAGCAAAAAGTCGATGTGGTATTTCTTTTCTAAATAGTGCCCGGTCTCTTGAGGCTTTAAAGTGTATAGAAAAAGAGGGCCAATCAATCGAAGGCTATCGGTCAAGAGCAAAAGAAATCGCAAAACTTGAGGCCAAAGAGCATGAGAAAAATTTAAAGATATTAGCTGAAATAAAAAGTAAAATTAAATTTATCAATGTAAAGTATGAGCCACCTAGCGGTATTGTTTCGTCGCCTGGTCATGCGCCACCTGAAATGATAAATGATACGATTAAAGAGTTTTGCACTGGCCATAAGCGGCCAATTTTTAAAGTCACTCAAAGAGAGGTTAAAGAAAACTACCTTGGCTCTTATGGTAGCGGCGGTTCATATTGTACAGGCTATGGCTGTTCTGGATATTCCTCATCAAAGCCAATATACAATACAGAACTATTAACTCACTTTAACTGTCTACGGGGCACGTTAAATCAAATGGCTGAAGATGCAAAAAGAGAATAGTTTATTTATAACTACCTAGTCGATTCATCCTTACTCTTGCCCGAGGTACATCTTTCAGACTTCAATACTCTTGGTGGGTAGGGATAATCTTTGGGCCAACGAACAGCGCAAATGCGACTCACTGGATAAGTCGAGACCTTCCAACGATTGCCTTGGTTGCCGCCATAACCATTGATTGTAGCACCTTTTTTTAATAAATCTTTTGCTGTGCAATCACCATCGGCTTGAGTAACATGATTGCCGCTTCCACTTCCACAACGCTTGTTAATGTGAATGATTGCACCTCTTGGTATGCCGTGGGTTTTCCACTCAATAGCTACTCCAAACTTAGCCCAATTCTTTGCAGCGGCACCCTTTTTAGAATAATTCAACCCAACACCTGATAGTGCTACAGCCATGGCCAGGCCACACCATGCTGCCCATTTCTTATCAATACGTTTTAAATCAAGACCCACAAGTTTCCATTTTGGAATCATAAACTTTGCAAACTTTGGGTCTGTCTCTTTCTTACCTGAAAATTTCTTAGCATAATCATACCAAGGTGGGTTTTTACCACTGCGCTTGGGCTCAACAAGAGTAATTTTTAAGCCAGCCAAGGTCTTAGGTCCTATAATACCACTTCCACGAAGCCCAATTGATTTTTGAAATTTTGAGATTGCATCCTTCGTCCTATGACCAAACACACCGTCAATCTCCCCAGGGCTAAACGATGCTCTGTTAAGTTCTAATTGAACAACCGCAACAGCGTCGCCCCTATCACCCAATGCTGGAACATAACTAATTTCTTCTCTTTTTACTTTTTTCATTTCAGTTTCAACCTCTCCAACTAAATTTTGTTTCTCACTTAGTATTTGATCCATGCGCTCATAAAGACGCTTTCTTCTGTCTTGCTCTAGCTTTAAAATAAACTCGTTTCTAACCCAGCCTTTTTCGCTTAAAGTCTCAGCCGTTTTTGCAAGCCACTTTAATTGCTCATCCTTGGCACCGAAGAAGCGAAATATAAACCCGAGTCCACTTAATACAGCTTGAAAAATTAATGCTGACATTTAAGCCCCCTTAGAGCTCCGCTGGCGGAGTTTGTTCATAACCGAATGTTGTTAAAATATGCTCTCTATAGCGTCCAAGATCGGTCTTTTCTTGAGATATAAACTGATACACACATTTTTCTTTTGGGATTAAATATTCAAAAACTCCAGGGCTTACTTCTTTCATTGGCGGGCATTTTGAATCATCGTGTATATCTTGAATTACTCCAGGCCTAAACGCGATTCTTTGAATTGATTTGTGGTGCCCTTGGCATAAGCTCTGCCCTCCAGTGACAAGTAATTTTCCATTGCACTCAACTGTTGCACCTAAATTTATGTATGGTCTGATATCTGGAAAAACGACCATTCCAAAACTCATGACTTTTCTTTTCGCAGTCACGGCCTCAATATCAAGACTGCAAGCTCTATCTCTTTCAATGTCTCGAACTTTAAAATTCATCACAAAATATTCTTGTTTCTTGCTCCAGGGCCAACGCCCATGCACTACGGCCTTATCTGTGTGGCCATCTTGGTGACAAGTTCTCCATTGTAAGCGGTCTATTTCTTTAAACGCAGGGTAAATGGCTATTGAGTATATTTCTGCCTCATCAACAACAGCAGTTCCATAATAGACTTTGCCATTGATCTGCATTTTCATATCTTTTTCCCAAGCTACTCTTGCATCCTTGTCGTATGCTTCAGGAAATAGAAAGCCCTGGAGTGATGAACACCCCAAGGCCAAAACAGTTAGAAGTAAAACTAACAACTTCTGAATCATTTGTTTGTTCTTCGACCCTTGCCAGTCATTGCTCTTAACGGCGATGATTCTGGTGTATCAAGTGGCTGAACGTTTCTCACATAATCAGATAAAAAATTAGCTATTTTAAGAGTGATTTCTCTATATCGCGTCTCATCAGGAGCCATCATACTTGTATGCATTCGAGCACTTTGAGACAAACCAATTTCTTGCTCTAAAGAATCAAGCTGATGAATTAAATCAGCAAGTGATTCATTCTCTGGAAGCTCAAACTTCTCGGCTTCACCAAGATCAATATCTGTTGGGTGGGATTCTGGCAAATCCTGCATTGGCTGATCAATCATCCAATCAAAATAAATATTCATTGCATCCAAGTAAGATTCAAAACGCTCTAAGTCTTTCTCAGTTGTGAACATTAATCCCGCTGAGTTACACTTTTGAACTTCAAACTTAAATCGTCTAATTCTTCTAACTAATCCTGCGATATCTGTATTTTGAACTATCATTATTCCTCCTCTGCCTTAACAGCACCGTATCCATCAGCAAGAGCACACATTAATGATTTACCAAAAGCTGATGGATCTTCTTTGATTTCTTCATCAATCAAATCAATTCCTTCAATTGCAGCCATTTGACCAAAAGCCGCCATTGCAACAGCAGGGATATCAGTTCCCATTTGCCATCCATCCTTTTTTGCAACCATTACAGCCGTAAGCATTGCAACAAGGCCTTGACCTAATTCATAAGTTTCTTTGGAGACCTCGATCTCAATTTTTATTTTTGCCATTTTATATCCTTTGGCGGGTTATTATCCCGCAAGTTAAGGGTTTGTTATTATTTTATTTCAATTCTTCTAATTCTTCCTTCATGGTCATCCACTCTCTTGACCGTTAATGATTGAATAGTAACTACTTCAACCAAAGACGAATGCACTTTTGTAATTTCTCTTCTAGTTTCTCGGACTTCACCTCTAAGATCTTTTATTGCTTCTGCAGCACTGCCTACGTTATAAGTCGCCACGCCACCCATCCCAGAAGCTCCAAGGCCAATAAATATTTTTATAATGTCAGCAACGCTAAGATTTGTTTTTTTATCGTCCATTAAAAACCTCGCTCCTCACAAATTAATTCCTCAAGGCCTTTTTTGGAATTAGCACAAACCAATTTCCATTGTTGTATTTTGTTTTGACGCCTCTTTTTCTCAGCAATTTTTTTATTCTCTATCTCTTTTATTCGTTTTTCTTTTTTCTTTTTATCAAAAGTGCATTTAACTTTGCCTCTTTTAGTTTCAATTGTATAATCATCACCAACAGTGCCAGCATCATTTACTTCACAGAGAGCACCAGCAACTTTGTTATTATCTGTGACAATTTTGTATGTACAGCTTTGTGTTGAGCTGCATGAGACAATGTAGGATTTCATTTTACCAGCGTATGAGACACTGCATGTGCCAAAACCTTGAATTATTAAAACCATCAATATGTTTTTCATTACAAACCTATCCTGTTAATTGACATATAAGATCTTGATGCGCCTTCAATACTAAAAGAAGCATCCCCTGTTACGAAACATTGAAGAGTGTCACCTTTAATTAGACTGACATTTAGTGAACTCATGGCTGGACCTCCACTTCCTGTAACTGTGTATGAGCTTCCATACTGCTGATTCAAACCACTCCCATTTTTTCTTAAAGCTATGCTATGATCGGTGGCTGATAAGTCAGATGCAGCAATGCCACATGAAAACCTGTAATATCCATCAGCCGGGGCAGTAAATGTACCGCTAGAATGTGCACCTTGGTTGTCTTCGTTTTCTGTATCGAAAGCGATTACTTTACTGGTTATGCCTGTATCACCTGTTGTAAGGCTGGCTCTAACCACTACTTCAGCTAAAACCAAACCAGTCATTTTTAGGTTAGTATCGTCTGATGTTACTCTTGCGTACTCATTGTCTAAGAATAGTGTGAAAGTAGTAGCTGTAGATTTTACCGTTGCAATCGTCTCAGTGCTTGCACCGTCAATGATTAACTCATTAGTCCCATCTGTCATAAAAAATTCAATTGATTTTCCAGAATTCCCACTGGCCGTTGTGAGTGTTGCTGTTACATCTCCGCTGCTTGTGTCTACTAAATAAAGTTTTCCATACTCAGCAGTAAAGCTTGCAGACTTACTTTCAACAGTTACGCCGCCGCCTCCAGACTGAGTTACCCAGGAAAGTGTGTCTGTGCCATTGGTTGAAAGCACTTGCCCGCTTGTTCCAGCCCCATTTGGAAGAGTGAGAGTTGTTGAACTTGTGACAGTACCTGGAGCTTTAAAGCCCATGTACTGCCCGCCTGTTGTATCTTGAAATCGCAATTCATTTGCACTTCTAATATCAACTTGCGCAGTCTCTAGGCCTAAAACATCAACAACGCCATTGCCAGCGGGTAACAATCTCACATCGCCATTGGCGTCTGTTGCACTAATCGTGTTGCCATCAAACCTTAAGTTATCAACATTGAGTTGTGTAATCCCACCCATAACGTCAGAATCATCAACCGTCACTCCTGAGTCTTGAACTGCATCACCACTTGTGCCATTAGTTCTTAAAAGCACATTATCAAATGAACTTGTAAAATCATCTAGTTTTGCATCAAGCTGCGTTTGCCCAGAACTTGTGAAATCAACATAACCTAAAGCGGTATCAGTAACACTTGAACTACTAATTTGTTTGTTTGAATCCAGAATTAGAACTCGACTTGCGGTCAAATCATTTAATAAAACTCCGCCCGATCCATTTGGATCTAGGATAATATCGCCATCTGTATTTAGTGAGCTGATTGTGTTGCCACTAATTAAAAGATTTCCAATCAAGTCACCAACTGCATAACTACAAAAAGAAATTGCAATTAAAATTAATAAATTACGCCGTAAAAAGTCGGCGAGATAATTTAATAGTCCCATTTCCTGCCCCTGAGTCTAATGCGGCTCTCAATTGAGCCACTGTACCCGCTTGTGAAAGTGTGAAAGTTACCCCATGCAGCTCAAGCGTTAAAAGCCCGCCTAAAATAACTCTGCCAGTTCCGTTTAAGTTTTGAATCGCTAAAGGTCCATTTACGATAACTGTCGTGCCCCGAATAATTTCAACGTCATAAATAGCTGACGAATAATCATCAAAATCAATTGTCTCACCACTCAAATCAGTGGCAGCTTGACCGTTTGTTATTGTATGTTGAGTTTGTGCAGACCATCCGCTACTTGATGAGCTACCACCGCCGCCTGCTGTTCCAGAAATGTTATCAACTTCCCATTGAGTCACATCTGCGGAGTCTTTTAATACAAATTTATATGTTGAGCTTGAGGCAAGCCAAACATCGGCTTCACCATTTGCATTTAAAACAACTGGGTTAGTATTAGGAGTGACTTCATTGTCTGAATACGTTGCAAGTGGTGTTGTGGTTCCAGCAATATAAGTATAAAGCTTTCCTCCAGCTAGAGAGTTGGCATTTTCATCTAAAAACCTGATCTTGATATTAGGAAGTAAAATGCCCATTAGTTTTTACCTCCAAATTCTTTTTCGATTTGTTTTAATATGTTAGCCATAGCCTTTGAGTTCGGGCTTAGATCTGAAGCTCTAATCATCAATTTCTTTAACTTTGGACTGTCTTTAAAATCCTTTTCACTAATATTTGAAAACTTTCCATCACTTGCAGACTGAACTTTTTTCAATCCATTTGCTGCCCACTTATCTGCTCCACGCCTCTTGTCATCTTTTGACATAGAACTAACCACAGCGTAACTTGCAGCTCGTGGAACTATTTGACTTGTCTTTTGACCTACTTTTTTTGATGAAATTCGGCCTGTTAGTCGCATGTAGTTCATGGCACTCTCAGCTTCACGGGAATAATTAGAAGGCTTTAAAACACTAGCAAACCAAGATATTCCTCTTGGAGTGTCACTTGAACCAACTTTTCTGGGCAGAGAGTTAATAACTGTTTCCATGTCTGATAGTATTTTTTCACCATCTTTTCCAAACAATAATTCTCTAGATTCTTTGCCTACTTTTTTTAAGTTTCTTACAAGCTTAAATGGATCTGGCTGACCTTTTGTAAGAGATCTTTCGGCAATTTGCCCAAGTTTATGTTGCCTTAAAATTTCAAATTCATCGGGAAGGAATTTTTTAACATCTCTTAACCCGCTATAGTTTTTAGTATTAAAAAATCTTTCAGCTAATTTCTCTGAAGGCATATCTTCGATGAGCTTGGCCAAATGCTTAGGTGAGTGAATTTTTTTAATTCCACCAGCCTTTGCAATTGATTCAAGCTCACTCATTAAAGAACGCCAACCTTTGTTCACTTCTTTTAAATCACCAATTAATTCTTTTGCAGCTTTTTGACCCTGAGCCTTAGTTGGCATTGCATCAATAGCTGCTTTAATTATTTCTCTTCTCTCTAATCGTTGAATCGATGATTTTACTTTCCCTAAAGCCATAGCCATTTGACCATTACCTGAGTTTATTGCTGCTGATATCTCATCTCCAACGCTTGACCTAAGTTGTTTTAAAGAATCTAAAGACTTTGCTCCTCGAATCATTTCAGCATATTTTTTGATAGCTTGGCCTTGTGGCAAATCAACAAATTCTGCTAAATCTTGTTTTAAAAGCCTGTCTGCTGATCGATTTAGTGAATCTTTGTTTGGCCTGATATATTTTGAAGATGTTCTTATCTGTTCAAATTGTGAAGAAAGAGGTTTCACTTTTTCACTAATCTTTGATTTTATACCCTGCTTAACCTGCTCACCGGCTTCAAATGAAGTCATGTTAGGACTTCCCGCTAAATCATCAGCACTTTTCTCTAATCCTTCTGTAATTGGCTTATATGCTTTTCTTACTTTCTCACCCGCCACTGTTGGCGATTGTGCCAAGATATTTTCAACATTTTGAATATTTTGGTTTGAGGTGACCATCCCAGGCGTTGCATTTGATTGCGCAATTCTCTGTGTAGACTGTTGAATATCATCAGCATTAGACTTTAATGTCTGTTCAAACCCAATATCTTTAAAAGATTGATTTGGTGAAATTACCTCGACTGAAGGAGTGGGTTCACCCTTAATCATTTTAGTTCCACGCTTAACTACATCGGGAACTTTTTTAATTAAACCTGGAACTTTTGAAAGTACTTGCCCTCCTGCCTCGGCAGTTAAACCAACAACACCCTCTTTTGCTGGCTCTTCCCAAACTTCACGACTTGTTTGCGGTGCAGATTCTAAATCCAAACCTGACCTAATTGAATTTGCAACGGCCTCACCTGTTGCAGCGCCCAGACCTGCTCCAACAACAGTCCCAACACCTGGAGCTCCAGCAGTCCCAAGAGCACCGCCGAATAGTGTTCCAGCAAATGGCAATGCATCTAAAACACCTTCAACAGTTGAAACTGGTATTCCTAGAATATCATCTCTTTCTTCTTTCTTTTTTTGTGAAGGCTCTGAAGTATCATCCCATTTAGGAGCTACTTCTTGCGTATCATCCCAAGTGGGTTTATCCATTATTTATACCTCACAAATTGTTTTGTTTTCTCATCAAAAATTGCAATGCGGCCGTCTTTGGTTTGTCTTTCCACAAGATTAGAAGATTGTTTTTGGCTAAAATCTTTTAGAGTCCCGCCTGTTTCCTTAAAATACTGAGCTTTTGCGTCCTTAGCTTCAGCCTGAGCCGTTAAGTCAGAGACTAACCTATTAATTCTTGCTAAATTATTTTCTGTTGAATCTGCTTCATTCCAAGTATTTTTTATAATTCTATCACCTTCTTTTTCGGTGAATTGAGCACCAAGAATTGCTCTTAAACTATTCATAACAGTTGATTGAACATCAGACCTTGCACTTAAAACTTCATTTGATGTTACTTGGTCTGGAAACATCCCTGTGAGTCCACCTGTTGTCACTGATCCATTTTTTAACTTTTCAGATACACTTTGAAGTTTATTTATTTCTGACCTGGCAATTTCAGAATTTCCAGAAGTCCATTCGTTATAATCTTTTGCAAACTCTTGATCGACTTTCTTTTGGCCTACTGAAAAACCCGTATTTTTGGATTTTTCTTTTGCGGCCTTTTCATCTATTCTTAACCTTCTTCTTTCTAGATCTAGTTTATTTTTTCTAAACTCTACATCTTGATTTCTATTTGTTTTTTCTTGTAAAAACTTATCTTGCTGAAATTTATTAGCCTGCTGATTTTGATACATTTTACTGGCCATTTCAGGATTAATTTTTGCCATTTCACTCATAGCAATGCCTTGATTAAATGTAGTTGTGCCATCAGGATTTGTTTGAACACCCATTGCATAAGCTTTTTTCATTGCATCTTGATCGGCCAACTTTTTTTGCTGCATGTCTCTTTGATCAGCCATTTGACGCATATTCATGCCAGTTTGAAGACCTCTTGTAATTCCTCCAGCAATATCTGGCGCTTTCATGTTTAGATAAATACTGTGGTCAGCCGGCATTTTTCACCTCGCTATCTAAAAGAGAAACTACCAAGATTGAGTAGAGCTTTTTCATGTCTACTTTTCTCACTCCTTTTTTATCTTTTGTGACAACAGTCTTTCCAAGCTTGGTCTTTTCTAAGTCTTGGGCCATAACTCCAACCCAAGGGCCTTGGCCATACTTCGAATCTATGTATTTAAAGTGATAAGGTTTGACCGCTCCTTTTAGTTCTCGTAAATCTTCAGCACTTACTTGCTCAATATCTGATTTCACTCTTTCATCTGAAAAGGACATCATTGTTGCAGCGGCTTGGCCACCTTGACCAATTAAGTTTGCTTGTCTGTTTGCTTCTCCAATTTCTGCGGCAGCTCCAGCGTTTCCCATGCCCATGTAGTTTGCAGAAACTCCAGCTCCATAATTTCCAGCGGCGTTTACATATTGGTTGTTTGCATTTTGACCAATGCCGGCTAGTTGAGAGAGTCTGTTGTATTGTCTATCGTAGGCCTTATCATATTCTTGTGAAGCCATCCCTTGGGCATAACCCATCATGCCCTTCATGGTTCCACTAGAGTTGAGCATTCCCTTTGCTGCGGCTGATCCCTGAAGCGCATCTAATCCTTCATTCAATCTAAATTGATAGCCTGGATTAGCTTCAAAGTTATTCATAAAGTCGCCTCTAGCCAGTTGACTTAAAGACCCCTCACCCGCGACTCTATATGCACCTAATGCATTTCTTTGTTGGTCGTATGCATTTGATAATGCTTGGTTTGCGTTTGCAGTTCCTTCAGCTTGTGATCGAAGTGCTCTATCAGTCGAGTTACTGCCCCCAATATTTGTACCCAATGTGTTATCAACAGGACTCCATATGCTGCTAAAATCCATTTCTACGCCTCCCTTAAAAGTGAATACTGTGAGCTTTTGCCTTCCATGACTCTTGCTCTGTAAAATATTCTTGAAATTGATGCTGTTCCCCCCTCGTTTGTTGAGGTGTATTGAACCTGGCCTGTTGAGGTCACAGTAAAATCAACGCCCGAATTGTCTGGGCTATCTGCATTAATTGAATGAAAATTCCAATCATCTGAAGTTGGATTGTAAGTCAGTACAAAAAGCCCCGCTTCAATCTTTTCAATGGCACTACCACCTGTTGTGACTCTTTGAACGCAATACTCAACAAAGACACAACTCACAAAACGTCGGTCAAATTTTAATCCTTCAACATTTGCAGGCGAACTTTGATTATTGGCTAGGCCTGCATAACGCTCTTTTCCCAATGGAAAAACTCTAGAAAACAAGTCTCTAAAAAACCAAGTCCAAATGTGAGTTAGAATGCCACCTTCAAGCATTGGGCTATGGAGTGGTAAGGTGAATGTTTTCTCTACATTAGCCACTAATTAGCCCCCTTTTTAACTTCTAACTGCGCATCTATAAGGGTAACTGGTACTGGATCAGTGATTTTCACTCTGAATATTCGGTCTCTAAAACTTCCAAGTCTTCTCCAGATAACTCTCTTTTTAAAGTTTCCAATTTGGCCACTTCCTGCATCAGCCAATGCCCAGCTCTCACTTGACCATGTGTGGCCGCCATCATCAGAGAAATCAAGCATCACAGTTGGATCAGAACCTTGAACGTCTCCGTCAAGACCGATGCCTGTTTCCATGTCTAACTGAAACTTTGAGCAAAAAATCCGGTCAAGCCCTGAGCTAATATGAGGTGAAGTCCGAAGCCTTGTAATCGCATCGCCATTATCAGAATAATAAGAGTCATTGAGTTTATAGATTTTCCCAGACTCGTAATCACCAACTAGGTTTAAATCTTTTGGTGCAAAATATAAAGCTTGCTCGGCTCTATGCCTTTCAAGAGTTCCACTATTCGTATAAGCTCTTTCATGCCAAAGTCCATTTGACATATTATAAACCCAAGTAGCCTCTGCAAAATTCAATACATAAAAGTCATGCCCATTTTTAGCATAAGTATAAGCCGTTGCACTTGCTGGATCAGCATAGCTTGATATTGCTTGCTCTATTGCATGAGTAGAGATTCTTTGAGGAGTGTTACCCCTCATTGCATAAACGCTGTTAGCCCCTGAGTTAGTTCTCCCAAGCCAGAATATTGTCTCTTTGATTTTTCTTACACTATCTTTTGCCGAAGTACCTACTTCAATATATCCGCCTGGTACTCTTTCAAATGGAAAAGCCGAGTTTCCAGTATTACTAAATATTTCAATAGTTTTTTCACCAAATAAATAGAGCTGACGAAAGTTTTTAACTATTGATAGAATTTTATCTGGATCGCCTTCAGCAGATGCGAAATCATCTCCAAAAGCAACGCCTCCAAGAGTTGAAACATAAAATGTATTAAAGTCTTTAAATATTCTAATATAGTAAGAATCAAGCCATAAAATATTAGTTACTGGCTGACTACTTCCCAATAATGGTCCAAGTGTCATACTGCCCTGAAGGCTATCTATAAAACTATATTCGTCAGTGCCATCAACAAATTCAGTCACATAATTATTGCCAGAAAACTCAACTATATTTTGAGATGAGGCCGCATAAACAGGACCACTTGAAGTCTCAAGAGTAAAAGCTGAACCACCACTATCTGTACCAGTCGTAGTCATTAATGTTGAAACCCAGTCTGTTGATGAATAAAAGGCCGTGATATCAACAGCCGTTCCAGCCTCAGCATTGGCTGAACTGGAGGCGAGTTTAAAAGTGTTAGAAGTAGATGCAATAATATAGTAATCAGTCCCAGCACTCAAACCTGTTGGCAAAACACCATCTGTAGATATTTGCACTTTCATTCCTGTATACATGCCATGAGAGCGCATTGTAAAAGTGTCTGTTGTCAAATCAATATCAGCATTTTGAATATAAGAAACTGTTGTGGATGTTTGAGAAGTGACTGTCATGTTACCACTTCCAACATTCGTTATATCAACATCGATGCCAGCTAAAGCATTTGCCAAAGATGTTGCAAATTTATAAACATTAGAACTTAAAACGATTAGATAATAATCCGTTAATACTGTAAGACCGGCTGGAAGCGTTCCAGATGATGAAACTTGAACCTGTTGGCCTGTATAAAATCCATGATCATTTGATGTTATTTCATCTGTTGAAATATCAATTGTAGATCCGCCTTGAACAACCAAATCACTCGTTGCACCAACTTGTCTTGGCAAATAATGAAAATTGTCTTTGTGTGAAACTACATAAATTTTATTGCCACTAACTACAAATGTACGGCCTAAAGCATCGGTATGCATACACCGAATTGGGCCATCTCCAACAGTTAAAAGTAGCTCTAGACCTGGAGTAGACTTTAAATAGGCTACTTGTGCGCCTTTGCCTTTTCCTGATTCGATAACTTCTGGATATAAGTTTACACAACGTTGGGCATCAACATTCACAGAATCAAGTGTGTAAGCTGGCCCTATAAACCCATCAAGTTTCAATTCACTCTCCTGTTAACCAATTAAAAGTACTCTTTTTTGAAGTTAATTCTGCGGCGTCACTTTTTAAATAAACTGGCTTTGTATTCACTCTTGAAATTTCTGCTTTTGAATCAATTGCCGCTTGCATTAAGATAGGATTCGGATTTTTTCCATACTCTGGACACATCTCTACGGCCAAATTCTTTCTTAATGCCCTGAAATAACCTTGTGGCAAAATAACGTCAGTTGAACTCAATGCAAATTCTGTCAGCGGCTTTTCGCTATACAAAATTAAACTGTTTGCTTCACTTGGCACCGGATAAACATCTATTTCAGCCAATGGATAAGCATCATTATAATAAATGGCTTGAACCAAATCAGACTGAGTGCTTTTAAGTGCTATGTCTTGCCACTCTTGAATATTTAAGATTCTTACAGGTATTTCAGTGTCATTTGATGATTGTTTAATAGATGCAGCTTTTAGTCTCATCGGTCTTGATGTATCAAAATCACCACCGGAGCCAATTGTGTATCTTTGAACACCGACTGAAAGAGTAAACGGTTCTCTTTTTTCTTCATAGATTAAAAAACCGTTATTGCTCCAACTGCTAACAAGCAAATTTAAAGACTCTAAGCCATCAGCAATTTCACTGGCTGAAGGCGTTTCACCGGCTGCAATTGCGCCGATATCTCTAAGTGAGCCTTTAATTAAATCGCTTGCCGTAGCCATTTACGACTTCTTTTCTTTCTTGTCTTCTTTTTTCTCTTCTTTCTTTGATGCTTCTTTCTTATCTTCCTTTTCAAAAGCCACTGGAGAATCAACCCAACCTTTTCCTAAAGCATCCTCATCTTCTTTGCACTTAAGTAACATTGCGCCTTCAGTTTTATGATAAAGATATTTCGGGTATTCGTTTTCTTTTACTGTGATTTCTTTCTTCATTTGAATTTCTCCGTCTAGGTATTTGCAAGGTCAAGGGGGAAAAATCCCCCCTTGAGTTTTTTATTGATGAGTAAATTATCCTTGAATTCGGCAAGCCAATTCTGGATAGATTGATTTCCATCCATAAAGGATATCTAATCGACAAGGAAACTTATCGTTGTTGATATCGTAAGCTCTTACCATTCTTGCAGACATTCCCAACTGTTTGTCTGAAACTCGAGCTGCCATGTCTACTCCGTTTGGAAGCTGTAAATCAGCACAGGCGAAAGTAAAAGCATCTCTATGATATGCAAGGTGAGTTGGAGATAATGCAGCAGCAGCACCTAAAACAGTAATTGCAGCGTTATCAGCAGGAAGTGCATCAACAGTTTGGAAAGCACCACTTGCTATGATTGAAGGTGAAATTCCAACAGTCGCGTTTCCTGAACCATCAGAGCTCACATCTGAAGTTACAACAAACTGTCTTAGCTGACCTGTCGATTGTCTACTTTGTGGGTTTACAGCAAAGACTCCAGCAATTGTGAAAATATCACCTTTGTTAAGTCTTGCCGCCGCTGAGGCTGTCCAGCCATCAGTTACAAGGCTTGAGCCTGTTTGAGCTGCACCATTAACAAGTGGTGTGCCACCTAAAGGTCCAACTGTGTGAGTATTAATATTTTGATCCATTGACCATTTAAAGCCACCGGCCATTCCCATGTTGCCAGACTTGTATTGATCACTAATTTCATTGCTAGACTGAAAAAGTCCTTTAAGAGAGTCAACGATTTCTACTTGTGCATTTGGATCTAAAACAACTGAGCGCATTCCATCTCTTGGAGCCGCTTCGTAATCCATTTTTGCACCGGCTTGTAAATAAGTTTTTAAAGCCGTTGGAACTGTTGCAGGCGTTCCTACTGCATTATAAACATCTTTGTAGAGTGCTAATCCATCGCGATCAATCTTGTTTGCAACAGTAGCCATTGCAGGCTTTATGATGCGATCAGAAAAATCATCAATATCAAGAGCAAGCTCTTTTGATGTAAAGTTAACATCAACACCAAATTGAGTGTCGAGTTGTAAAGGAACGCTCGTTTCAGTGTGATCTTCAACACTCAAAGCTGTTCCAGTTCGGCCAACATAACGAGCTGGCTTGCGAACGTTAAGAGTGTCACCAATCTTGGCTCCCTCAACTGCATACTTATCATCGTATTGTCGGCTCACGCCTTTTGTAAAAGTAAGGTTGTTCTCTAAAACTCTGAGAGCCTCCCTAGTAATCATTGAAATTGTTAAATTTGTATTTGCCATTGCTAAACTCCAGGCCGGTTATTGTCCGGCAAAAGGAAAAGGGTTAATAATTATCCAGACTTTGCCCGCCACTTCTTATATTCCTGATAACTCATTTTATCCGGCGACTTTGTGGAACTTCCACCACCACCGCTTGAGCCGACAGGTTGAATTGGTTTAGGCACTTTTGTTGTTTTCACTTTTGTATTTTGATTTGTTGATTCAGAAATGCTTGAAGATATACGAGCCTCGATTTTTCCAATCTCTTTTGCCGCTTGAATAGGTGAAAGCGAATTAATTCGCGCATATTCATCTCTATTCTGTGCAAGCTCGTACATTACATTTGGGCCAACTTCTGAAGAGAGTAATGCCTCTTGAAGACCTAGAGACAATTTAATGTCGTCAACATCTTCAATGACTTCTTTAAAATCAGTATGTTTTTTAGAAAACTCTTGAACGCGCCCTTGAAAGGTTTCAGTTTGCTCTTGAATAGCACTTTTCGCTTGATTCGCTCTCTCTTTTGAAAGCCTATCAGCTTCACGCTTTTCAAGTTTCCAGTCTGTTAATGCATCCACCCATTCTTCATGAGTTTCAAAATCATCTTGTTGTGGTTTATCTTCCGTGACTGCCACACTCTCAACTGGTTTTTCAACTGAATCATCTTGATTTGATGATTTCTCAAAAGCTAGTCTTTCAAGGTGAGCTATTCTCTCATCCTTTTCAGATAGTCTTCTCTGAAAACGCTCGATTCGTTTTTTAAATCCACTCTTCTTTTTTGGCTTTTCTTTCGCTGCTAAATCATCATCGTCAGAATCATCGTCTTCTGACTCATCATCTGATTCTGATTCTTCAACTTCTGAATCATTTTCTTCTGAAGTTTCTGACTCTTCAGTAGTTTCGTCTTGTGACTCTTCACTAGACTCAGAGTTTTGCTCTTCAACCGTTTCTTGTTTGTCTCCTGTGGCGTCTTGCACAGTCTCTTCAGAATCAGTTGTTGATGTAATCGTGATTGACATGGTTAAAACTCTCCCATTGGTTGGCCTGATGAATTCCCATCAGTAGGATTAAAATTTTGTGTGGGCGTAGCCTGTTGAGGCCCAAACCCACTTGTATTATTTTTGTTTTGCATTTCATTGAGTTCGCGCAATTGAGTGTCGACTTGATACTTCGCACCCGCTGCACTTTGCTTAAGAATCTCTTTTAAAAGATCCGTTTCTTGTTTAGAGAATTCGATTTTCTCTTTAGATTGAATTTCCATAGCTTTTGTTCTGATTTCTTCATTGGCTTGCTTCAACTGTGCAGTTAAGCCTTCAATCATTTGTGCCGATTGCTGTAATTGTGCTTGAATTTCAGGAGGTATTGGCTTTTGACCTTTATCGTCAGCAATGCCTGGAGGTAGAGTTTTCTTTAATCTTTCTGCAATTTCTTGTGCTCCAGCAAAATCAAAGTTCTTAACAATTAAATCTGGAGCAACAGCCATTAAGTTTGGAGCCACTCGGCTCAACTCGATCATTGTTTGACTTGCCTCTTCACGTTTTGTTGCAAAGCTAGGGCCTGTTTCAACAACAACATCATATTTTCCAACGCCCAAATTATATGAAACTAACTCTCCTTTTCTCACAAACTCTTGATTGATTCGGACAATTTCTTGCTCGCCCTCTTCACCGATAATTCTAGCGGCTCTTTCTGTGTCATAAATTTTTGGAATAAGATCCGCAACAATGCGCCCACAATGTTTAATGGATCTTGTAAGGTTATCTATTAAATGGAAATTACTCGTTTGTGCTTGAACATTTCGTCTTTGAATTGCAATACCACTTGTTTCATTGGATCTTGCTCCAAGTGCAGCGTCATAAATTCCAGTTGTACTTTTTAAATCTTCTGAGGCCTGCATTCTTGCATTGGTAATGCCTTGAACTGGAGGCTCATAAACTTGTCTTTGTGGTGGAGGTGCAAGCTGTCCAGCATGAGTTGTTGGTTTATATGGCAAGTAAGCATGTGACTTTTGGTTGGCCGTTTTCCACTGATTCTCATACTCTTTTGGGATTTGACCTTCAGCGACTATGTAAGGAGATTTCGGAGCAAGTGCAATTGTCTCTGTCTCTGTTGAGGCCCAATAGTTATACATGCGCTGAGAATCTTTAGCATGTCTAACAATGCCCTCTAGAATTTTTCTACCTTCAACAATTAACTTGTCACCATAAACTGGAATAATTGGAATCCAGCGCCCTGGCCAAGTTGTTTCCTCCAGCACTTCCAGGCCATTGATCTTGCACCACTTAATAACGGGGATATTCGCTTTTCTGGTCTCTATAACATCAAGGCCCTCTGGAAGTCCTTCGGGATAAATCTCTTTAATTTTTTCTGTTAATACGCTTTTGTTATTACTTAAAAGACTGATTTCTTTAACTTCATATTTTTTATAAAAATACTCCGCAATTCTAACAGTGCTTTTATCAACCCAATCTTGAATGTTTTCGCCGATTGAGCTCCAATCATTCATCTTGCTCAAATCAGAATCGCCATACATTGCTTTGTAGTCTTCTTTTGGAATGTTCTCGAATACAAAGCCCCAATCCGCGTCACTACCATCAGGCTCTTTGTGATTTGGATCTAGGTAAACGCTGAAATCATCATTGATTTGTTTAATTAAAATTTCTTGCTCAAACGATGTTGGATCAACGTAATCAGTTATGACTCTAAAGAATCCAAAGCCCTTTGTTGCAGCACCTTCAAAGGCTGTGTCATAAGCAACATCAGCTCCAGAATTATATTCAATGTGTTTTATAAGGCCTTGATAAATTTTGGCTGTTTCAACATCAGCTTTATCATCAACAGGATGTACTTTAATTGAAGGCCTATTTTGTCTTTGGTCATTTGTGATTTGCCGAATAAATTGAGGGATTCTGTTAATAACTAAGCATGGCCGATTATCATTAGTTCTTTCACTCTTGATTTGCTCAGGCCATTGCTCGCCGGCTCTAAATTTTAAATCTTCTAAAGCCACATCTCTGACTTGTTGGTCAGCTTCAACAGCCAATTGAAAACGCTTTTTTGCAGTTTCAATTACTTTCTTTGAATTTCTTTTTGATTTTTTTTCGTACACATACAAAGGTTAAGCGTAATCTTTTTAATACAAAGGTTTACATGATGTAATCATCCTTTACCCCATCCAACCTCCAGATGTGCTTCCCGACTGATACATGAAGTTTTCTTCTTTTGGTTTATCAGCAGGCTTCACCATTGCTCGGTCTAGGCCTGACATAATTAGATATCGTGTCGTGTCCATTAAATGATCGTTTGCCTTAACAATCTTGCCCTTTTCATCTCTTCTATAGAGCCTGAATTCAAAAAGCCAATTACTCATAGATTTGAAAACCTTCAAGCGCCCAGTAGAAAGTCTTTGCCATACTTCATGGAGACCACTCTCAACGCCGTTAAAGGCAACATCAAGGTCAAGTCCAAGGTCTATGTAATCTTGAATTAATTGCTGGCCATCTTTTTGACTTCGACCTCTTGCCGCTGGATCTATAACGCCTTTTATCCAATCACCTCTAGCCTTAACACTTTGAGCATGAATGCTAGGCTCTGCCTGCCCTCTATAGTGCTCAGAGTATAAATACACAATATCATTCTCTCTGTCCCATGCTTGCCATAAAGCCGCCGTTCTATTCCAACCAACATCAAGCGCATAAGATTTTGGCCAATGAGCCGGAATTTCAAACGGATCAACAACAAAGTCTGATTCTGGCACTGGAAAGATTGCCCCAGCTCCTAGCTGTGGAACACCTTTTGATCTTGCATCTCTTTGAAATGGAGGGATTGAAGCCCATAGAGCATCTTTTACCTTTTGACTTAAATGAGGCACGTCATCCCAAGTCGCCATTACAACAAACTTTGAACCATCGTTTTTAATGTCACTCACTTGGCCATTTGGGAGAAATGACATGACAGTTTCACTCATTCCCATAAGTGGCGTAAAGGTCAGCAGAATGATTCCTGAGTCTTCTCCCTCGCCGCCTGATGTGTCCATAGTACGAAGCAAGCACTCGGTGTAAATATCAAGTGGCGGTTCCTCATCAAGCCAAATCAAATCTTTCTTTGTACCTTGAAAGGATTCTCTTTTTTGGTCATAAGACTTCAAACTTATATGGCTTATGCCACCAGAAATGTGTTTGACTGAAATTGTGTCAATGGCATCTGCAACGCCGCGCTTTCTTGTTACCTCATGGATTTTATCTTTTGGGATTAAACCTGATCCAAGGTTTCCCATTTTCCCTAAGAGTTTTTCTTGAATAATATCTCTGACAGTTGTTGAAGTGTCCCCTGCCGCCCAAGCATCAATAGGCCTGTCAAAGCGTTTGCCTTCCCACCAAAAAGGGTAATCACCTGTTAAGTGATAAGTGACTTCACAGCCTCCAGCCGATTCAGTCTTGCCGACTCTGTTCGCCGCCATAAAAAGACGCTCGGTGAAGGTTGCACCGGCTTTAAAAAACTCAGTATGTTTTTTGTAAAGTTCTCGGCGCAAAGGGCCAGTTTCAGGAAAGTAAGAATTAATCTTATTCTCAGAATTGATTTTCTGAATTGCCTTTTTTATTTGAATTTTCTTAATTAATTTTTCACGACTCATCAGCTTCGAGTTTTTCAAGCTCTTTCTCTAGCTGTTCTTTTGTCATATTTGAGTAGTTACTATTATTGTTTACAACAACTTCCGGCTGATTTCCGTTTGTATAACCATAAAGATTTTTTGCTGCGAATATTGCAAAAGTCGTGTTGCAAGTTCCTTTGTGGCCATTTACAAGAGACCAATTCCTTTGCAAAGCCTTGCATCTTTTGTATGCGTCGAAAAACTTGGGATGCTCTTCACACCAATTAAGCAAAGTTTCTCTATGAACTTCTATTTTTGCGGCAAATCCTTCATAAGATGGGAAGTCTGAGGCTTCATCAACAAGTATGTCATAAGGCTCACCATTTTTGGGAACAATAGTTTTTGTTTTCTCTTCATAGGGCACAACTGAAAAGTACTCTATAATATCTTCACAATACTCTGGTTTATACTTGGTTGGCCTTCCTTCTTTACCCATAAAAAGAATGGTAAACTCCCGCGTCATGTTTACCTATGTTTACCTAATGTAATTATTTATTTATCAGGTTTACTCTTGTATGCTTTTTATATGAACAATATCCCAATGAAAAATACATTCACTTATAAAGAAGCAATTACTATTCGAGTAGAGTCTGATACTAAGAAAAGTCTTGAGTATTTAAAAGGCCTTGGAGTTGATACTGCATCTTTGTGCAGAAAGGCCATTGATGAGTATATAAAACAGGCTCAAGACAAACTCGAAAACAATTGTAAACAAGCCTAGGTCCAGTGACCTAACTTAATCCATTTGCCTTAATTTATGTATGGCAAGGCACAAGAAAAAAGTTGAAGCAGAATCAGGTGAAGAATACATGGTGAACATGCAGATTGAGCCTGACCAGAAGGGTTTTAGTTTGGATGTAACTTCAGAGACTCCAATGGAAGCTGACGAAATCGTAATGGTGATTGAAGTCTGGCTTCAAGAAAATATTATGATGGGCTTTGCCCCTGCAAGCGAGACTCGGCATTAGTTAATTTCCTACAATTTCTACAGACCTCATCAATGCTTCTTTGGCTGAGCCGGTGTCTATTTCCCCGCTGATTCTCAATGCTTTACCAGATGCATAATACTCTAATTCCTCTCTAAGCCTTTCGATCTCGGGCCATAAAACTTTGTGCATGTCTCTTGATCCATCATGGTAACAAGGGTGGTCACTGTTCCCAGGCCATGGCTTGAAACGCATTTTCTCAACCCTAGCCTTCAGCTTGTCGTTCATTTCTCCCCCTTAAACTCGCGGTACTTATTGAGAATGACAATCCTTGTTTCATTGTTTCCGCAATTGTAGCAAGCCTTTTCGCCCTCATGCTCTTGATACATCTCATGCTCGCAATCAAAGTCAAAGACTTCAGCCATCTCATCCAGTAGGGCTTCGAGTTTTTTATTCTTATCTTTTTCTGCATTAACAATATCAGCCCAATGCCCCGCCAACTCCTCATAAGCCGAACGTGAAACAACTTCAAACCATGGACCATCATCACCGTCACATATATAATCATCAGTATTGTGATTCTCATAACTCTCTGAAAATGTGTAGACCCTCGGGCTATCTTTCGGTTTATTTGAATTCATCTATACCCCTAACACCTTTCAGGTTGTTCGACTTAGCCATCCAATAGCAAAGACCGAATCCTGAGAAAAATGAAAAGATCACTGCACCATAAAGAATTATTTCAATTATAATCATTCCACCCTCGGCTCTGCTGGTTTCGGGCTATCTTTCGGGGGGATCATATCATCTCCACTTCATCGGGCATAACTGTTACTATTTCAACACTAACTTTTATGCCTTCCAATTTACTACCATTATCAAGGTATTTATCATCAAGAACCGACTCTATTTTCTCCAAAACCGAGTTCCAAGTCTTGTCTTTTGAATTCAACTGAAAGTAAAAATCATCGTAACCGTTATATTCTCCTACTTTTAGGTACAGTTTTTCACTCACCCCTCACCCCCTTCATTTTTAAATTTCTCCCAGCGGGCTAGGGCTGATTCTAAATCAGTGCCCCACCTTATCTTTTTATTGTTCTCATCCCAAGTTTCACCTTGGCAACCTAAGTGTAATTTAACTTCTTTTGCCAACGCCTCGGCCTCTGCGGTGAGTTTATAATTACTTTTCCAGCCTCGTTTGTATTGCTGAACCATTCGTATCCAAAACGCTTCACAAAAACAGTCGTTGTGAAAATCATTGCAGAGTGGGCAAAAACCGTCTTCAGAAAGTTCTGCAAAATCTGAATTTAATTTCCAGCTAACATCTGTGTCCAGCCTTAAGCCCATAACTCACCCCCTTCCATCTCGGCGACTTCGGATAGGGTTTGCTTTGCTTTAAGTTCACTAGACCCGTCATGGTATTGACCATAGTTAGGGTTATCTCGAATAAACTCCAACCCCTCTTTAAGCCGCTGGATGATTTTGTCTTTCTTTGTTAAGTCTTTATCAATTGATATTGTGGCCTCTCGCATTTGAACCATATCGAAAGTTTCAGCACACGCTGGGCAAGTCACTGGCTCTTTTGAGCACCACACATAAGCCGCTTCGGCTCCTGCCTTGTACTGCTCTTCATAAGATGTTCCCGCCACTTTTTCATCGCAACATCTTTCAAGCCAAACAATATTTCTCCACTCCTCAAACTCTTCTCTCATTCTTGCTCCAATACTTTCTTGGCTCTATTTAAAAGAGCCTAGTGGCTCCCGCTTCTCTCTTAGATGGTTAGTCATATTTACCTCCATGAAAAGTTAACATTGGGCAGTACTTTTTCTTCTTAGCTTTAATGTATGAAGTTAACAAACCAGGAGGTCTCATATTCGGGAATCGTGTCTTGTCGATGTAGCCATTTCTCCTAGCTTGTTCTTGTAAAAGAAAAAACGCAATAAAACCTGCAGGAAAGGATAATAAAATACTAAAAAAAATAATTTTAGGAGAGAGAAATGAAAACCAAATATTGGGAATCAGCAATAGGGGAAAAATTACCAAAGCTGTAATTGCTGCAATCAGCATAGTCACAATCAGTAAAAATTTTAAAGGAGCAACCAAAACTACAGTCCAAAAATATGCGCATAGATTATTTGGAATATCATATGAGCTATTGCTAACAAATATTAACCACCTATAGTGCCAACTTTTTTTATATATTTTCATCTAAATGCCCTTTCTTATTCATAGAATTAAATAGTTCCATATAATTTGGATGAATCTTACGCCAACGGCCTGCCTTTTCCTTTGACACTGGCCAAGGTATTGATTCACCTCCACAGCCATGACACTTCACAAACGCAAGATTTCCAAAGACAAAAGTTTCTCGCTCATTATTAAAGCTCATACAACAAGGGTTTGGATGCTTTATATATTTCCAAATTCGTATAATGAATTTTTTCATCTAAAAGCCCTTTCAAGTTCACGTTTAAATTCATCGATTAAAATCTTTTGGTAAGTGCTAGATTTAATTTTAAGAATCTCGCAAAGTTGTTTTGCAATCTTGTTGGGAGGGTTTGACTTCCGACGTTCCCAATTCGAAATATACTGGCCAGATGTATAACCAAAAACTTTAGAAAGATCTTGCTGCTTCAACCCTTGCGTTTCTCTTTTCTCTTTTATTAAATCACCTAGTCTCATTTTTCTTACCTCGCCTTTTTACATAACCCTTAAACACTTTTACTACCTCATCATCTAAAGACATTATGTCAGCGAGGCAGCGCATGACCTCTTTCACTTGCCCAATTGAGAGCGACTTCTTACCGCCCTCTAGTTTGCAGATTGCTACTGCTAATTTATTTATGTTCATTTAAAACCCTTTCTTTTTTGTTTTAATTCTACATTCATCAATAAATTCCAAAGTCTCACCACAATAGCGGCACCTATATTTCAATAGGCTTGCCGTTGCGTGTAGTGGCCTTACAAAATCTAAATACCTTTCATGGCCCTTGCACTTGTCTGGAGTAGTGTTTGGGCACCGCTGTATGTTTGGCCTAACCATTTTCATTATGTGCATTTAAAATTCCTCGACTTCCCAACCAGACTTTTTTGTTTTGATTGCAATAAATTTGAAAGGGAATTTTTCAGCAGCACATTTGATCTTTACTCTTGCCTTATCTTCCCAATGCCCTTTCACCTCATGCAGTTCAAAATCACCATTAGTAAACAAAACACCAAAGTCCGGCGTGTAGAATGTGGCCTTTGCTAGCCTGAATTTTAAAGGCTCGAATTCATACCAAAGAACTTTTCCTTGATGTTTTAAAGCCTCAAGGTGGTTTGCATAAGCAGCCTCCCAACCATTCATAGATCCACGTTTTGATCTAGTCCTGCCTCTTGCGTATTTCTTAAACATCATTCCCCAACCCCTTTGATTTTTAAAAGTGATGTAATTTGTTTTGTGTTTTTATCCGTTGGTTCAGGTAGACTTGGCGCAACATCTAAAGTCCCAAGCCTTGCTTTTTGATGCACTGTTTTTGCAAGTTCCCTAAACTGAGCCTGAAGCATTGGTATTCTTGAATCACGCATCGACTCGCAAAGGTGTCCCCACCCCCCCTGCATTTCAACGACGTTCCAGCCTAAGGCCCCAATGTAGTCTCTCGCTTGTGATCGGTTAGGGTGACCAAATTTTGCTACTGCGTGGACGATACGGGCCGCTGATTCTTTTGCTGCATCTTCAAGCGTATTTGTTGGACGCGCCATTTCGATTATTTTTCCAGGCATTGGAAATCTTGTTAACGATGAATCATTCATCAACTTCCAAACAGCGCCTTTTAACTCTTCAAGGCTTAAATCTTTCATCGCAAACAGATAAGCTTTTGTTCTTGATGGTGTTAATTGCTCGCCACACACTTCAGCCAGACTTGCTAATACTTCACCCTTCGTATTCATCAAAAGCCCCCTCTCTAGCCATTTTTGCAATCTCTGCGTTGCCTTGGGATTTGAGGTCGGCGAATGTTTTTTGCTGATTTACTCCGAAGCCCTTAGCTGTTCCAGCCTCAGGATCTAGCCAGTCTTGCCACTCCGAAACAAAACTTGAAAATTGTTTAATAAATTGCTTGGGCTTTTTTTCACTTTCACAATGACTTCTGTATTTCTCTACGGCCGTTGCTAAGAGCTCAAGGTCTTCATGGTTTTTGATTTGAGGTATCAGCCGATTAATGCCGATAGTCTTTCCCTCTTTTTTTGGATATCGCAGATAGATTTCTTCAAGGTCTTTTTTGAAAACTTTTTTGCTCTTTTCTTTTTCTTTATCCTTGTATTTATCCTTATCCTTATCTTTATCTTTATCTTTATCTTTATCTTTATCCTTAGAACCTTGTAAGGTTCTAATAAGCCCCTTATAAGCCCCTTGTTTTTTAAGCCTTGAAATCACTGATTGATGTACTCGATTATCTGGATTCAATGCGCCATATTGAAATTCAACAAAAGATTCTATGAATATTTTTTTATTATTATCAAACCAAATTACTTTATCCTCAAAGACTTCATTGATATCAGTAATTTCAATTTTTTCTCCAATTTGAAATGAAAGTAATGAAAGATTAACGTCCCAAATTCCTGCATGGTCACAATTGTCACAAAGGTAAATCCAGACTAATTTAAGTTTCATTGATAATTCATGGAAATCAGGTTTTGCCCATTTATCTGTATCTGTAAATCTTTTCGCCATATTCATCCCCCCGAATGATTTTGAAATCTTGTCGTATAAATTTTTGAATTTTTGATGTAGAATGTTGATGAATTGATATGAACTAAACTGTGTCCGACGGAGCACTGACTGGAATAATTCACTAAAACTTGTTGACCCAAACGAGCAAAGTCGTGGCATCACTGTGGCATCACTAGTAGCAAAAACAGGCTTAAACGAACAAATATAGCTTAAAGAATAAACAAACTGTTTATGTGTGGATAAGTGATTTGTCTCTATGTAATTATTAAGGAATTTGTATTTTGAAGTGGTACCGAGAGAGGGACTTGAACCCCCGACACGCGGATTATGATTCCTGATCTCACTTTTAATCAGTCCAATTTTTGTTGTTTTGAAATAGCTAGTCAGTCCAATTATTTGCGTCATTTTGAACCTCTATTTTTCTTTGATTTACTCTGCCTGTTTTTTAGGACTGGCATCACTGTGGCATCACGCTTTACGTCATTTTCAAAGGAAACGCGCAAAACTTCCTTAGAAATATGAGCCTCAGATAGGTGCCCATAACGCTCTGTAATCCACTGACTCGAGTGCCCCAAGATCTTTGCAAGGGCTGTAATGTTGCCGCCCCTCATCATGTATTGGGCTCCAAAAGTATGCCTTACATCGTGAACCCTTAATTCTCTGACTCCCGATTGTTCACACATCATTTTGTGCACTCTAGTAATTCCAGAAAGTGTGGACCTAGTGCCTTGGTTTTTAATTTGAGAGAATGCCGAGTCTCTAGTATTCATAAAGACATGGTCTGTGAGCCTGTTATATGGAGTATGTTGAACGTGAAGTTCATATACGGCTAGAATTGGGCCTGTTAGATAAAGCCAGCGAGAAGATCGTTTACGGCCCTTAGCTTGCGACTTCCTTGAACCCTTCGTTCTATAAACATCAGCCTTCACGTTTGGATCATATATTTTATTAATTCGGACTTTGCCTTGGTCCAAGTTTATATCTTCATGCTTTAACGCTAAAAGCTCACCAACTCGGGCTCCTGAATAAATTGAGAAAACAGCCCAAAGCCAATATCCATAATGGCCACTTTCTTCAGCATTTATCTTGTGAGCCTCTAAATATTCACGACACTCTTTTGTAGACTCCCAATAATCAGATTTTAACTCATGATCACCCTCGTCTTTTACATCGACCTGGGCCATTGGGTTAGATAGCGAAATTTTATCAACCTTTATCGATTCATTATACATCGTATTTATTAAGGTTCTTATTCGATTTCGAGTGGTATTGCTTAAAGCAGTACGGCCGGCATTTATTTTCTTTTGGATCTTTTCTTTTTCCTGAATGCTTGATGCTTTTGAAAGAGCAATTTTTAGCACCTTTAATGGGTTTGATTGAATGAGATTTAAAGCTTCACTCCAGTCATTTGATTTAATCGACTGCAAAACTTTATCACCCATAAGTGGCAAAATATAATCTTCAAACCTTTGACCATCGCTTCGCCATGTACCCTTAACAACTCTTTCCTCAACAACCCTTCGGCGCATAAAGATTTTTGCATACTCTGAGACAGTTATAATTTGAGGTCCTAAAGATTCATCTAGGCCAGCTTCGATTCTTTTTTTCTTTCTTAATTGAACAGCATACCAGTCAGCAGCGTCTTCAGGACTTGTGAATCGATTTTGAATTAGCTCGCCATTAATCCTTATGGATTTTCTTATCGTTGGCCTTTTTTTCTTCGCCACTCTTGTTGCCTCTTTCTTTTACAGTCTGCTATTTGTTGCGCTGTAAAGTAGTTGTTTCGCCCCTGCTTTGTTGGCTCAAGTAATCCTTTTCTAATCAACCCCGGTAAAGTGTGAATTGAAACAGCTAAATATTTCGCTGCTACTTCTGGAGAATAAAGAGGTTCAATATCATCAATAGACTTAACAAGTCCAAATTGTGCTGGCTGTTCATCCTTATCAACTTTTATTTTCTTGGCCGATCCCTCGTCCCACCAATTGCTCATTAGTCCCCCTTATATTCAGTGTACATTGCCCTCATTCCACTATAAATAAATTCTCTTTCTTCAGGTCGATAAATATCTAGCATTCCTAAAGTTAACAATCGCCCTCTTTCCATGTCGCAAATTTCACAAGTAGAAAACCTTTCTTTGTTATACTTAGGACGTAGTGCTTTTATTATTGACCTTTCTGTTTCATAAGAAATTTCTTTTTTTACTTTTAAATGGAATATTCTATCAAATATTTTTTCTCTATGAGCCTTCATTCTATTAAACATATCTACGGCTTGCCCGACATAAACGACTTCATCATTGCTACATAAAAAATAGATCGAGACCGTTTTTCTTTCGTCATCAGGACGAAATTCAACAAGACGCTCTGCTATGCATTTCAATCTCTGCGGAACATCCGCTTCAATATCCACGTTTTTTGCTGCCCCCATAAAGCCTCCTACTTCTCAATTTTTTCATGCATTAATGGTTTCTTCTTATTATCTCTCAAGCCCTTTTTTTGCTCACCCATGCGCTCTCTTATTCTATCCATAACCCCTTGAGTGAAGCTTACGACTTTATCTCTATCGCTCATTAGAAGCCTTCCTTTGTATATTCTCTCTCTTTAATCATTTTTAATATTAGTGGCTTTGGATCATTACTTTCCCAAATCCACCGCTGAAAACTTGCCATTGCATTTACTGCTTCAATAATAAAACTAGGGCATGATTTTTTTAATGTGTTTTCTAAATCAACCCAAAGTATAAGTTTTCTGAATTCGCATTTCTTACCAGATCTATCCATACCTAATGGTCTAATATACCTAGCTTTGCAGTTTACAAAATGCTTAGCTCTGAATTGCGGCAAACCATTTATGCACCCCCCTGCTAAGTTGAATTTTTTTGACCATGCCGATTTTATTGAGCCCTCATGAGCACCAGGGCGATTAAAAAAATTAGCCTGTGCAGTTGGAGATATTAAACCCGCCATTTTTACAAGTTCAATTAATTGCCAGTCCTTCCAGGGTATCTGTTTCCATTCAGCACTTCTGTACCTATATATAATATGGTCAACTTGTTTTTTAGAAAGATTAAAGTGGTTTGCGGTTTCTTCTTGAGTGTGAGATTCAAAATACGTATTCACTTCTTTAACAAATTTAGGATTTGCAACACAATAATTATAATATCCGAGCCGTCGCCCGCTAAAAGCCCGCTTAAGATTAGATAGCGAAACATCAAGTGCCGCAGCAATCATCTCTCTAGGCATCGATCCAATTAGTTTTTCAGCTTCAGCTATTTGCGTTTTAGACATTGTAGAGACCGGATATTTTCTTCTTTCAATAGAGCATGGTTCACACCACTTGGCGTTCTTATGCCCCTTAATTGGGTTAGTTTGACAACTTGAGCAAATATTATCTTTCATTTAAAAACTTTGCCGCCTGTATTGCTGTATTAATTGTTTCATTAAGTCTTGCCACACAATTGCAAGCTGCATTAACTGTTGCTGGATTTATACCGTCTTTAGTTACTCCCTTCATCATTGAATGAAGTTGATTTATAGAGTCTCCAACTTTGAATTTATCATTGATAAACTCAATTTTTTGCATTTGTGATGTTGGTTGCTTATTTTCAGTTACTTCTGTACTCAGTTCTTTCATAGACACCTCTGGCGTACTCCAGCCAACTAGTTTAGATATTAATTCAGATCGACTTCTTACTTCATGCTTTTTATAAATGTTAGTTAGGTGAAACTTAATAGTTTTTTCAGACACATTTAAGCTATCGGCTATGTCACGATTGGATAAGCCTTGCTGCAAATAAGCAATTACTTTGCTTTCTGAGTTTGAAATCATATATTATCCTCTAGATATTTCATGTACATACCTAATGCCCAAGCTTTAACTTCGTTTTCCTTTACCATGCTCAAGACTTCTCCAAGTAAATCATCATAAAATTCAATCTCTCCGACTGAAGCGTACTCAGTGCATTCAAATCCGACAACATCGGCAAGAGTTGTTGAACCACTGTCTGATTCGTCAATCGGTCTATCGAGGCTGATTGTTTTAAAAACAGACATACTTCCTTGAGGTGCGCTGAGTATTCTTTTATCTGCTCGTTCTCTTCCGACATAGTTTTTATATATGTATTCAAGGTTGATCGCTCCAACCTCGAAAGATTTGATGAGAGCCTCTTGAGCAAAGTCTTCACTGTCATCTCCAAGTCCTTTAGATCTTCCATAAGCACTTGCTCTTTTGAATAACTTGTCGTAGTCAATTTTTAATTCCCCCAATTTATACAATGCCTTTAGTAAATATTCCCATTCCTAATTCTTTTAAGTTCTATGTAAATCCCAATGACAAACAAAATGATTATTACAAAATGCAAATGCTCGCCTAGAAAGATCATTGTTGCGTCTATCATCGATCCATTGCCCTATCGAAAATCATGTCTGTGTCTTCTGACTCATCGTTATTTAAAATTGTCTCTTTGATTTCATCGATCTTTGAATCAATCAGAAAATTACGCAAATCAGTCTTTACGCCTAAGAACGCATAGACATGCGTTATCACAACAACTTCATGGCGTTGAATATAAAAAACATCACAAGTAAACTCGCCTAAATCTCCAAAATCTAAATCAACTTCTATGTGCGCCATAAATACTCCTTAAAAGGGAAATTCTTCCGATGAACCAAAAGGGGGTTCAAGCTCATGTCCCGAATGGTAAGAAGAAGCTTCACGCTTTTCTTGACCTCCAAGCATTTCTAGTTCTTTTGCAATAATTTCTGTGGTGTATTTTTTAACGCCTTGGGGATCTTCCCAAGATCTTGTTTCAAGCTTTCCTGCTAAGAAAACTTGTGAACCTTTTTTAAGATACTTTCCACAAACTTCAGCAAGCTTCCCCCAAACAACAACATTATGCCACTGGGTTTTTTCTTGCTTTTGGCCATCTTTATCTGTCCATCTC